GGTCATTTTTCCTACGAACCATAAGTTCCAAACCAGTATCAGTATTTACACAAATAGAATGGTGCGGTGCTTCGCAAGATGCTTGATCGGTATCTTCGGAATACGGTTCGCACGTATATTCCTCACTACACCGAACGAACCCTGGAGACAAATCTCCAACACGAATAGCACCAGAACCAGTAACACTTAGAGCACCAACCCAATAATAATGAGTGCCTATGTTAGATAACGTTACATCAGAGAACCAAATATCAGCAGTATTGCCGAGCAATTCTTGGTTCGATGTGAGGTTATCTTGGTCAAAGAAGTTAAATGCGTCTTTATCTATCGATCGATAAATGTTATATGAAACCGAACCAGCGACAGCAACCCAAGTTACTTGGACGAATCCTGGCATTTGGTTATCACCGTCCGTAGCATTCAACGATGTTGGGGCGTCAACAGGATAGGATTGGACATTAACTCTAAATTCAGTATCAAAAAGAGTAAGTGTTAGAGGTTCTTCGTAAAATCTAAACCAAGATACCTCACACTTTTCTATTGAAACATTATTACTTGTTGCCCAATCATAACAAACACCATCAATTAATTCATAACCAGCATTACATGGAATTGAATTATTGTCAATATCATATGTTTGGGGGTAAGAATCTAACGTTTTTCTATTTGTAGTAACAGGAATACTAACGGTTGCCTTTGGAACAGACCAACCTGTTGGTTGCAACCACGCATTGGTTCCGATCCAAATATTCTCTTCAGTCAGGCAATCGGTTTGGTTATCATTATAAGTCGGATCGGAACATTGTCCAATTGCAAGACAAACAAGTTCTTCTAAATAAGTTGGGTCTGAACAATGAGCAACTTCTTGTTCAATAAGATTAGTAGAAATAGTCAATTGCGAAACAGAAGCAAGTCCATCCGATGTGAAGAAACTACGAACTACTTCTAATACATTAGACGACCCCGCGTCTTTGAAGAATGGTTCTGCTACTGCCAATTGGTTACATTTAAGGGTTGCCTCGGTTGCATTTTCAGAAGAGGTAATAATAGTGGTAACACGTAGGTTTCCACCATGCGTCGACATGCCCACATCTGCGACATCGCCAGTCCATTCTTGTATTGGATTATAGTTAAATAGATTTTCACTCATAGTGCTACTATTTATTAGTTTTCTATACTAGAAACGACCTCTGAGTGTATTTTAGCAATGTAATACGCGTCAACCACATCACTTATTGGTCCATTGATTTTCTCAGGATTGATATCAAACCCAAAGGTTTTCTCAAGGTCTAATCCAGTTTCTTCGATAAATGCTTCATACATCTTTTCTTTATTGGCATTACCCTTTTCGGTAGCAAATTTCTTAACAGAAGAAGGAGCATATGTAGTTAAGTCCCAACCTTCTATTACTTGAATGTAGTGTTTAAGAATGCCAGTGTTTTCACCAATATTAAATACTTGTCCTTTTGCACCCATAGCATAACCCTCTAAACCAATAGACGGTTCTGCAGAACCTTCGGGCCAGTGTTCGAAAATATACTCACGGACTTGTTGTGCTAGTTTATCAAAACGTTCGGCATTATGTTCCCAATCTTTAACAAGAACGCCTTCAAATTGCCCATACACACCCTCATACTTCTTCATTGAAGTGATGTAAAGGAACTTACAGTTTTCTATTTTGAATTCACCGTCGCACACACAAACAGCAGGAGACGACATCGAATAGTCAATTCCTACTATCATTTACTTCTTTCTTCGGTCTCAACTGCAACGTCATCCGATCCACAGAAAGGACATAGTTCTTCTATGTCATATCTAGATTCAATCATATCGTGTTGTATTTTACATACTGCTTGGCAGTCGTCGCATTGGATAGTCACTTCAATCATAATCTTATTTGGTAGTTTAATTAAATTTATTTATAACCAAATATTATCTACATCTATTAAAGTTTTTTATAGAACCAATATTTGATACATTTTTGTAACCAACCTCTTCTAATTTAGTCTTTGCCAATTGGGCAGTATATCCATCATTACAATACACCATAATAGGGATATTGTAAGAAATTCCTCTGCCTTGCATTTCCGTTTGGATAAATTGACACGGTATATTTTGGGATAAATGTATTTTAGTTCCTTGGAAATCTACAGGCTGTCTTACATCAACAAGTAACCCTCCTGCATCAATTGTAAGTCTAACATCACCACAAGTCATCTCAGTAATAGAAGGCGTCTGCGGAGTTTCTTCAATATCCACAACATTTCTTAATTGACCTCTTACTTGGTCTCTAAAACTTTCTCTCATACTTTTCATATTACATCCATCCTTTTCCATTCATCATTTCGTTTGCCTGTCTTACTGCAATATCTTTATCTGGTTCTTTAAACTTACTGCGAGAAACTGTAATATATCGTTTCCATTTCTTTTCACCACATTTACATGCGTCTAAGTCGATTGTCATATCTTCTGACCATGTACGTGCAACTTCAATTACTTCGTCGCACGATTCACATTTAAAATCATATATTGGCATTATTCGTCCTTTAAAAATACTTTATCGTTAGCACTGTATTGTAACCTTTCCGCAAGAATATTTCCATCTGCATCTTTGATCCAATTTATACAACGTTCCTTCTTTTCACATTTATCAATAGCATCATTTACATCTTTAGCTGTTACTATAAATTCCTTATCTTCCGCATAATTTACGTTATATTTCATACCCTGCTCCATTTTGATAATGCCATCTTTGCTTGTAATCCTTTATATGTATGTCGTTTAATTGACTCGAAAATTGATTCCGGAGTCATCCCCTTTAATACCATATCATTGACATCTTTCTCAATGATATTCTCATCCCATATACAGACCGAAAATCCATTATCGATGAACCCTTCAATCTTTCCTACAATTTCTTTGTTTCTATTTTCATTATCCATTACAATAACAAACTCAGCACCCTTATCTAGAACACACGTTTTTGCCATATCCGACCCTGCCATAGCAATTGCATTTGGAATGAACATACTATCAATCGGTCCTTCTAATACGTACACAGGTTTGGTTGTGTCCATCTTATCAAGTCCATATAACTTACATACAGATTCATCTACCTTAATAGTTATATAACGTAGTTTTGACTTAGGATTGAGTGTTCGACCCTGAAATGCTATTAGGTCTCCTGATTCAGAAAAGAAAGGAATAATCAGTCGTGCTTCGTCGAACTTGATTGTACCAAACTTATT